ATGATCACCGACACAAAGCTCAGGAAGGCGCTCGGCAAGAAAAGAGATGATATCGAGATTATTTCTGATTCGCACGGGCTCAACGCCAGAATCAGCCAGGCCGGAAAAATATCATTTTTCTATCGGTATCGCTGGGCCGGTAAAGCGGTAAAACTCAATGTTGGTGATTATCCTGCAATGAGTATCACCCAGGCAAGAGAGCGTCGCCAACAATTCAGAAACTGGTTAACTGAGGGACTGGATCCGCGAGAGCAGGTGAAGCTGGATAAGCAGACCCGACAGGAAGCGATGTCCGTTGCCGAAGCGTTCAATTACTGGATTGAAAGGCACTGTATCGCTAACGGGCTAGTTAAAGTCGATTACTATCGCCAGGTGTTTGAGAAACATATCGCCGAACCGATGAAGAATGTCAAAGTCGATAACACAGCGAAAATGCACTGGATCAACGTCTTCGATTCTATAGAAAGCAGGGTGATGGCTCATTACATGCTTTCGCTGTGCAAACGGGCCTTTAGGTTCTGCGTTAACAGAAGTGTGATCGCCTCAAACCCACTCGAGGGATTACTGCCATCTGATGTCGGGCAAAAGCCTAAAAAGAGAACTCGCAGGATGGACGATGACGATCTGCGCAAAATCTATCAGTGGTTGAAAAGCCATATGTCGATAGAGTCCGTTTTCCTGGTGAAATTTATTATGCTTACCGGATGCCGTACGGCTGAGATTCGACTTAGTGAGAGATCATGGTTTCGATTGGATGATAATGAGTGGGTCGTGCCTGCGGGCAGTTATAAAACTCGGGTACATATTAGAAGGGGACTCTCAGACGCCGCCGTTAACCTGGTCAGAAATCACCTCAAGAAAATAAACACCAATCACCTGGTGACTTCACAACGTAAAATTGATGGCGGGATCAAAGATTCGCCCGTTCATTCACCTGTGGCATCCAATTACGCCCGTTCTATTTGGAATGGAACAGGTATGGCAGAGTGGTCGCTTCATGATATGAGGCGGACGATAGCCACAAATCTCTCTGAGTTAGGTTGCCCGCCGCACGTAATTGAAAAGCTGCTCGGGCATCAGATGGTGGGGGTTATGGCGCATTACAACCTTCATGACTATATCGATGATCAGAAACACTGGCTCCGCGTTTGGCAGAGCCATCTTGAAGAGATCATCGGAGAGCCCTTCAGTTAATTTATCTTCTTTTTATCCTCCCACTCTTTGATTGACTCAGAGCGCCAGCGGTTAGGGTTGCCGGGCCAGTCAGGGGGTGGGAACGGGCATACGAAGCCCCGAGGCATTGTGTCTGCACTTTGCCATGACCAAAGGGTTTTGCGTGAAATTTTGTAGCGACTGGTCAGGTCTGACGTTACCAAAATATCATCCATAGCTCTCTCCAGTTGCCCGTTCGGGCCATTCAAAATCTTTTTCAACCAACCTGCCCGGGCAGGGAGCGGAGACGGCGCATGCCGGTCATCGCTGTGGCCACGTAGCTCGCCTTTCGGTTCACCACCTCCACCCAGACTTTCACGCCTTCAACCTTCACCGTATAAGTCTCTTTCATCTTGCTTCGCCCATAGTCGCCATATGTTTGCAAGTGAGCTGCCAGCGCGATGTCGCATGCTTGGCGAGCTAAAGGTGATTGCTTACTTCCTCGATTGATCAGTCGCATATAATCTCCTTGAGGGAGGGTTACCCCTCCCGGTCTCGTCAGGCCACGTATTCCGGTTTCATATCCGCTAGGGTGATGCTGAATTGATCGTGCAGTTCATCGCCTAAGTGACGCTTTGAAGATGCAAGCATGCGCTCGGCTTCAGCGAACCGTTCGGATGCATGCGGCTCGTCGGGCTGGGGCAGGGATTTAATAGCCTCCTCAACCTTGTTGCGTGCATCCACTAGGTAATAACGCTTTACGGCTTTGTTTTTCAGCTCGGTGAATAGTGCGGATCCCAGCGTAGCTTTCGCCGTTTCAATGTCGGCACGCAGCGATTTGGCGCTATCCACGTCCTGAGCAGATTCGATGCGTTCGCGGAAATCATCGGCAAGAGAGTCGACATTTACCGACGATTCCTGTGCGCTTTGCGTGGTTGTGACGGTGTCACCTGAGATATCAGCCAGGCTAACGCGTTGCGGCGTTGGGTTGATCTCTTTTTCTGTGCGCTGTTCAATCTCATCAGGGGTGTACACACCAAGAACAACTGCAGGGCAATACAGGCGCGCCCAGTATTTGAGTGCCAGATAAGCGATCTGCTGTTTCGGGTTTGATACCCAAAGTGGAGAATTACGTGTGATTACGCTGGAGAGGAAAACAGGCTCTCCCCAGGTGATATCACTTTCACCGCGAATAACGGCACCTACCCGTACCGACAGTCCTTGTTCATCAGCACTTTCCCAACCGCGTACCATTTCTTTCTTGTCGTACGTCCCGCCACCTTTCGCAGGCTTTTTAACGGTTATCTCGCGGCTGCTGGCACATTTCGACCAGTCGCCCTCGTACTCATAGTGAAAGCGGCCAACGATGGCGTTTGAGCTGGAGATCACCGCATTAACCAGTTGCGCTTCGTATCCCAGGACACCGTTAACCAGGTGCGTCTTTTGCGCCACGGCGTAAGGGTTCATACCCCACTGCATCGCCTGCATGATGATGGCCATGCAGTCTGCCGGATTGCCGCGGAGGTGCTCAGGCACCGTTACGGCTGCCTGTGCCATCAACCCGGCGACAGACTGAAGCTGGGTTAAAGCCTGCACGTTGAAAATGGCATTGCTGGCTGAGATCGTGTTTGGAGTCTGCTGTTCAGCGGTTACGATATTCGTGTTTTCCATCATCATTCCCCTTATGCCTGAGTACGCAGCGCTTCAAGGCGGCGCAGGTCGAAGTCGTTCAGTTCGTCGGTGTAGTCAGCAGTGATTGGCGCTGGCCATTCACCTGTGTCGAATCCGGTTGCGATATTGCGCATCGCTTTGCGGTACTCGAGCATACCCAGCTCCAGTAGTTCAGCGGATGCCTCGATGATGGCGATCCAGTGGTAGTTCTCGTCTTTGTTGACGAAAATCCAGAAGAACTGATCCAGCGCTGCGGTTTCGCAGTACATAGCCGCGCTCAGGTGATAATCACGTTCAATAATTTCCCGGTGTAGCCTGGCGCGCAGGCTTTCCTGCTTAACATTCCACATGCTGATGGTTTTCAGGTCAGCACCGATACGCACGCCGTCTAGGTCGATCTCAAGGTCAGGGCGCACACGAACTTCCAGTCCCGTCTCCTCGTCAAAGCCAAAGTAGCTCACCTCAACGGCGCGGCTCGGGTGGGTTAGCAGCATGCCTGCGGTCGGGTGCGAGAGCAGTGCTGACTGAATTGCCTGCGCGGTGGCAAGTTGCTGGTGGGTAACCAGCACTTTCCCTTCCGGGTTGTTGCGCCACGCATCGAGCAGCTCGTCGGCGAACACTGCATCTGGTTTGACTGCCTTCACGGCCTGAATCAGATCGGCCTTCGTGCCAGAGACTTTCAGCGGTTGCAGCTTCTGAGCTTCCTGCGCGACCAGGTCAGGATTGATAATCGCAAGTTGTTCGAGTAGTGCGTCGCGGCTGCCGCTGGTTTTAATCTGCGCTGGCAGGGTGGCGTTGTACTCTTTGATGCACGCCTTCATTGCTGTTGCTGTCTTCTTCTGATCTGCATCGATACGTTGGAATTCAGCTGGCAGCGCCATATAGTTCTGCGCCGTTTCATCCAGGCTAGCGCCCAGCGGCACCAGCGCTGGCAGGGTGGCGTTGTATTCATCCAGCAAAGCTTTGATATCGTCTGCGCTCAGTTGCGCTGGCAGGCTGGCGTTGTACTCATCAATAAACGCGCGGATCGTTGCCGTGGTGGTAAATGCACCTTCCGGAATTACGGGTTCAACGCTAAATTCTTCATCGAGCTGTTCTGGCTGCAACGCCAGCGCATGTACCAGGTTTCCCATGTCCAGCACTGAGGAGCGCTCTTTGACGATGGTTTTCTCAACGTGGCGCGCATTGAAGTACATCAGCGAAACGCGCGCATCTTTTACCTGGGTGGAACTGATGCCGTTGGCAGCGTGGTAAACCTCGTTCGGCAGACCTTCATAGCGCCCAGGCTCGAAGTAATCGGGGTAAAAAACAGCTTGTTCGTCAGATTGCGCCTCTGGCTCGACGTGTGCCAAAACTGGTTCAGTCTGGTTTACAGAATCGCTATTTTGAGCGACAGATTCCGTATTTTGGTTTACATCGGCCTGCTGGCCGGGATGTGACTCTTCACCAGTTTCCAGACTGCTTTCGCCTGACTGCATTTCATTACCAACATTTTTTTCATCACTGACAGTTTCTTGAACCTGCACATTGCTGGTGGTTTCCGTAGCCTGTTTCGTGCCATGAGTTGCTGAGTTCTGCAGTAAAGCCGTAACATCGAATATTCCGTTGCCGACATTTTTAACCAGTTCTTGTTCGGCTTTATGTGGTTGTGCTGTCGCTTCCTCTGCGCGGCGGCGTGCTTCTTCTTCACGTACGCGTTGCAGGTTCTCTTCGTGAGTGCAGAAGGGTTTGCGTGGAGACTCCTTACTTTCAGGTTGGGGAATTTCCTGTGTTGCGGGCTCAGCTTCATGCAATGGCAATAACTCAACAGCAGCATTAAACGCAGCAGTCATGGTCCGGTTAACAAACTCCAGGTGAGCGACAGGAGTTAGATGAATATTTTCCGGCGCGATACGTATCAGGTTAAAAATAGCTGTGCGGTTAACGCCAAGAACGCCGGGTTGATTGCGCAGAATGCTGCTCCATGATTTCCACGGTTCTTCTTTTTTGGTCACGATTTCTTTAGCGCGACGAAGAATGCTGCCCGGGATCTCGAAGTGGTTGAAGTCCATAGGCAGAAGGGCACATGCAATCTCTAAATCGAGAGTGTCAAGGGTATGGTATGCATCAGGTCCACGGTCAGTGACGTAACCGCCGTTGGCATTGGTTCCGGAATCAGTACGCTGAACACTACTGATGTGATTACCGGCAGCCCATTCACGCGCCAGGATGCCACGGTCAATGTAATCAGTCGCCGCCCACATTCTGGTGAAACGGAGTACCAGCGCGAGTTCGTGACGCTTGTCCTGGCTGAACACTTTGCGAATGGCATCGGTGTAGCGCCACAGGTCTTTGGTGTCGTAACCCTTCACGTCCGGGCAGTTCTCAGCAGCTAACAGCAAGTTCTGGACGTAACTGTTATCAGTGTCCATCTCCAGCGCGCCGATAGCTTCGTACTCTTCGCGGGTTACGTGGTGGCGCAGTTCGTCGGCGGTGAACTGGGAAAGCAGTTGCTTACGAAACGGCATCTGCACTACCGGGTAGAGGGTTGAGTCGTCGTCGTGTTCGTCCAGCGTGATGCCAGCGGTTTCTGGCAGCGTTGACTCAGTAGTTATGTGACTATCAACGGTCTGAGCCGTTTTCTCGTCAGAGTTTTCAGCTGTGACTTTTGGCATCCAGGTGCGGTCATCGTTCTGCAGTTCGTAGCGTTTGCACCAGGTGTAATCCACTGCGCCTTCTTCCGGCAGGTCGTCATATACCGGGAAATCGGTGCGGATTGGTTTGGCATAATCTTTACCGCGGCCAGTTTCTTCAATTCCGGCTTCTTCCAGTGCCACATCGAGTTGGAGATTGGCGCGCGCTACACTTTTCGCAGTGAACCAAATCACTGCATCTTTCTTGCCAGACTTCTGACTGGCTTTTATCAGATGGAAAAATTCCATGTGAGATCCTCTTTTTTGAGTGTTAGAATCCCCGGGCCAGAGATAGCGCCCATTGGATGTTTTTTGGTTTGGTATAAATTCCGGTGTAACTTTGGTCGGTGGCACCGGACGTGAATCTCGCCTTGCGCGGGGTTTTCGTTATGCTTCGTGGGCCATCTGGTCGAACGAAGCGCAACGTACTGAACAGTAATCACGTTGCTCGCGTTTCAACTGCGTGCCGTGGATAAAGAGCAGTTCGTTTTTAACTTCCTTCCCTTGCTTGATCGGCTTGCGGCAGTACGCGCATTTTTTCTCCTGCATAACTCACTCCGTTAATGGCTAAGGCCATGTCCTAAACCGTTTAGATAAACCTCAACCAGCAAATCTTTGGTGTAGGTACGTTCGATGCCACGGTGAAGATACAGGCGACCGCGTGCGTTAGCAGATGCGGTCCAGGTTGAGTCTTTGTGTTTTACAAGCATCCCCGGCTGAACTGCGCCGCGGTTTACTGTCTGTGTACCGTAGTGCTGATGAACCATGATGTTCTCCACTATTGCTGAGTGAACTTCGCTGGTGGTGCCGTGACGCTGATCTTCACAGTTGAGCGTTTTAACTCTGCAATTCACCACCGCGAAGCTCACTTCTGTGTTTGCCCTTGTCGCCAGGCTGGCGGAACGTTTCAAACCTACTGCGCGTTAATATCACCACCTCATTCCGGTTTTCGTATGCCCCGGACGGCTACTTCGTGGGCTCCATGCCTGGGTGGTTCGTGGTGCGTCTTGGTGAGTTAGATTAAATCACTGGTTTATATATATGTCAACTTAAGGTTGGTGTTAATTGTAAATCTGAGGTTTATGTGGCTGGGTTTTGTGACACGTCTGCAGAATCGCAGGCAAAAAAAATCCCGACGCGTGGTCGGGATGAGAAGGTTCGGGGAAGGCGACAGAGTTAGTAGCTGAGAGCCTTATAACTCAGGCGTATTGACCAAATCTGACTAAAAGAAGTGCATAAAAGCTTTGTACAGCCCTGTACCAATGGCGATAATCGCAGGGACACCTAAGAGAATCGCCAATTTAGCATCAGAGATTTTCTTGTCCACTGTGTCTGATGAGGGCTTTTTGTCTACAGACTCTTTGATACTAGACAGCCTCTCCAAAACTACAGCCATATTTTTGTCCAGTGAATTCACTGTCGTATCAACTTTTGAAACTGTGTTTTTTATCTCGGCAACATCTTTCTTGATGTGGGCAACTTCAACCTCAAGAATAGCCAATCTCTTTTCCATGTCGTCACCTCCATCTTCAGTTGACGTATGAATGATTTCAGTATCATCCATAGCAACTGATGTGACAATCCGTTTTTGTTTATCCGAAGCGGCAAAACTACAAGCACCCATAAGGAAGGTTGCTTGGCTCGAAGCTACTGATGAAAACTCTAAGCCTACTGTAGCTCCGCTATGGTCTGAATATGCAATCAATAACTTCCCTTCACCAAGAGATGATTGAGCCGCATCCATCAATTATTATTCCTCAAACATACTTTTTAAGGATTGATAAAAATCATAAGCCTTTTGTTTGCTTAAAGTCACAGACACAACTTTGGTTCGCTGCATGCCCTTGACGACTATATCCGCATTATCCGTACCGATGATCGGGCTGCTATTCAGGAACACAAAATTGTAAACTTCGTAACCGGCATTTTGTGTGCCGATTGTTACGACACCGTCAGCATTGGTCTCGATGAAATTTTTCGCTTCGATTACATCATTAAGATGCATAAGTTCGACGGTTGTTTCTTTAGACACCGAATCCTCCAGAAGATATTAAATCTTGAAATATTTTTATTACATGGAATTAGATACTACTGGTTTAGGTTTGCTCACCTTGCGATCGAATCCGACCCTTCATGTACTTCTCGTACAGCTCATCTAACTCTTTCAGGCGAAGCGCAAAAATGCGGAGCATGTTCTGCTGCTCTTCTTCCGGTAACTGGCGGTAGAGCTCGAGCAAACGCTGTTCGTCCGGTTTGAGACCGTCTTTCTCCCCAACGTCTTCACCGAGTAGCCAGGCGACAGAAATACCAACAGCGTCGGCTATGGCCAGTGCCGATTTCTTACTAATCACGCCTTTTTTGAACCAGCCGTTTACGGCCTGAGGGGTGACTCCAGCTATTCTTGCCATGTCTGCTTTGGTAACGCCGCGATCAGTGATCTCAGTAAGGCGCTCCACCAGAACGAGGTTGGGTTCTTCTTTTCTCATATGGTCATTGTAAATATTTGGTTTATGCACGCAATAAATCCAAAGTTTGCATGAAGTATAAATCTGTGGTTTACTTCTGCTATCAATAAGCAGGAGAAGCACATGTCCGCACTCGATAAAGCAATTAAAGCCGCTGGCTCTGCCAGAAAGCTCAGCATCGCGCTTGGTGTGACGAGTATGTCTGTAAGTCATTGGAAGAATCGTGACCAAGGGATCGTCCCGCCAAGCTATATCTTCCCGATTTTCAAAATGACAGGCGTAACCCCCCACGAGCTGCGCCCTGATCTCTATCCAAATCCCACTGACGGATTACCAAAGTAGGAGCACTGACAATGCAAACACTTTCTTTTCAACAGAATAACAGAGCGCCATCAGAGCACCTGAAATTCCAGTATCAACACAGTGAGGCTGAAGGCCAGCCGGTCGATCACCGGGCTATCTGTTCTGCCGTCCGCGCCTGGGCGGCGGCAGAGGGCCGCGTGGCGGTCGCTCTGGCGATTAAAGAGGCTGCCGAACAGGCCGAGCTTGACAGCATTGACATGACCGGCAGCGCCGATGTGTGGAACGTGAAGCTGTTTCGCTGGCTGGACAACCACGAGAAATCACCGGCCTACCGGGCGAACGTCGAGCAGCTGGCGCCGGTAATAATTTCGGTTCTGCCGCTGGCGTACCGGGATCGCGTGATTAAGCACGACTGCTTTGCGGTTCGTGTCGCCAGGTCGGTGAAAGAAGACGCTGAGGCGATACAGGCTGTCGTCCTCAAAGCCCCCAGACACGAACGGATGAAGGAAATCAGCGAGAGCATCGTAGCCAAGCTCTACCTGGACGGACCTGATTCTGTGGCGCCCATTATGGCGATGGTTACAACGATGCTGGGTGGTGCGCTATGACGGGCTCAGAAATGGCGAAAGCCGCGGTGCTCGAACACCAACGGCTTTCAGGTGCAAAAACTGTGCGTAATTGCGGAGAACAGTATGTCAAATACCGCTGAAATATTCAAATTCCCCACACAGCAGGGGAAACAGGAGAGCAGCATGGCTGAACTGGAGAAAGGCTATTTGCGCCTGGCCAACCAGATTCAGGATGCCCTGTGTATCGTCGAACTATCCGGGCGCGAGTTCCGGGTGCTGAATGCTATCGTTCGTCTGACCTATGGCTGGTCTAAGAGTTCTGACCGCATCGCCAATAGCCTCATTGCAGATAAAACGACGCTGAAGGTGAAACACGTCTCTGAAGCCGTGTTGAGCCTTGCCTATCGGAACATCATCATCCTGCGCCGCATTGGGCAAACCAGATACATAGGGATTAATACCAGCCTGGATAAATGGGCGTATACCAAGCCAAATTGCATGAAGTGTCCAGCGGTGTTTCCTGCTGCTGAAGTTGTCACATGGGTTATTACCATCCCTGAATTCAGGGATAGCAATTTTACCCCTTCAATCATCCCTGAAAACGGGGATAACCATCCCCAAAAACAGGGAGAGGTATCCCTGAAAACAGGGAACACCAAAGACATTCTTCCAAATACAAATATAAATACAGATCTAACCCCCTCTAATCCCCCAAAGGGGAAGGGTAAGTTTGACCCGCTGACGATTCCCGTTCCTGAGTGGCTTGATTCTGTGTCCTGGAGTGAGTGGGTGGCCTACCGCCAACAGTCTGGCAAAGCCATCAAGACCGAAATGACGGTCACCAAAGCATTCAAGTTGCTCAAGGCTTGCCTGGACGCTGGGCATGACCCCGTTGATGTGATCAACACCAGTATCGCCAACGGGTACCAGGGACTGTTTAAACCGAAGTTCGCTCTCAACGCTCGCAAAACGGGCAGGGATGTGAACCGCATTTCTGAGCCAGACAAAACAATCCCACCCGGATTCAGGGGGTAAGCATGCCAAGACCAAATACACCAGAAGAGCAGGCGGCACTTATCCGGGTGATCATCGAAGAGGTGAAAATCCGTGGACGCTTAACCGTTAGCGAGGCATCACAGATGTTGTCGCTGCATCGTCAGACTGCTGAGAAGTATTTCCGCGTAGCAGCCGAACGCGGCGAACTCATTCGTTACGGTCGTCTAGATTTGTTCAGGGACCCAAAGGCTGTAATTGATTTCGATCTCCAACGATTCTCATACGGTTCGAGTAAGCCTCTGATTGAGTTACCAGCAGATTTTCGGGGAAGTGCGGTTATGCGTCGGGTTATAGATATCGTGGGGAGGATGCCAGCATGACAACCGAAAAACTGGCGTTGAATTATGACCCAGCCGATCCCGACAAGATGCGATTACCGGCTGGCATAACATGTGGTAATTGCCACCATATCCATCGTTGTAAAGCAATTTTTGGACACACGGAGTCGAACACATATTGCGATTGGTCACCGTCGCGATTTACTGCTGGCATTGGCGTGAAGGGGGGGTGAGTCAGTGGAAAAATGTAATCGCTGTATAGTCGGCCTGATTGGGTCGCAGCCAGTTCTTTCCAGTGACTGGGCTAATGCGGTCGTAAATTTTGAAATCGTAATTGCTGACTGGAACGAGAAAACCAAACGCTTTGCCGTTCCGCATCCTGGATTCGCCCATAAGTTCAATTACTGCCCGCATTGCGGAAACAAGGTAGAGGACTAACCCATGACAACTAACAACCACCCGGCGCACGGTCCTGTATCACTTGATCGCTTGCACCAGGTACGCGAAATACTCAGCAAAGCAGCAGCACAAAGCGACGGCGGTAATCTCGGCTACGCAATGGCTGATGCAGTGAAGGTGATTGATGGGGTTCTGGAGTCGATAGCCCGTGAGCAGGTACGCTGTGAACATGCAGCATGGTCAGATGAAACATTCGGCGATGTCGGTCCAGTTGGTCCGCTGAAGCACCTTTCCAAAGAAGCTATCGAGGCTGCTGCGGAACCAGACGAGATGAGCGAATGGGCTGACATGCAATTCCTGTTATGGGATGCGCAACGTCGTGCCGGTATCAGTGATAAGCAGATTACCCTGGCGATGGTAGAAAAGCTGGCGGTTAACAAAAACCGCCAGTGGCCAGAGCCGAAAGACGGTGAACCGCGACTGCATATCAAAGCGCAGTCAGAATCGGTGCTTCCTGGAATTGAATGCGATATCTGCGGACATGTATCTACTGACCCAGAGGGACGGCACTACTACTGCGAGGATAACAGTAATGATTGATAAATACCGTTTGGAGAATATGCGACGCGAAAGCGGCGAAAAGGGAGAACTCGGGACATGCCGTTTGAAGGTGACATGCATAATGCCCTAGTCGATGCGAAACATCAGGCTATGTATGTCTCAGCCATCTGGAAGCTGCTAATCATCACCCCAGATAACAGCGAGGCATAACATGACTGAGCAACCTGATGATCTCCTCACTCCGGGCGAGGTATGCCAGAAGCTGGGAATTACGCAAAAAACATTATGTAAATGGAATACAGAACACCGACACCGGTCTACATTGGCCCCGTGTAAAGTTCAGCGCTAAGATTGTTCGCTATGAGCGCCGTAGCATAGAAGCTTTTATCCAGAAATGCCGGAGCCAATATTGATCTAATGTGGGGCTATTGTTTTTTAACAAATGCCCCTCATTTAACTTTTTTGTGTGTTAAGTCCAATTCTGACCCCACACATAAAATCACCAATACCTGCGCCAACACTGTTCCCATCAGCAACATAATCACCTTTGAAAGCTAATTTCCCATCCATATAGAAGAATCTTATCTCCCCATATCCACTATCACAGTCGGCATCTTTAATACTAACTTTGTAGTACTCTACTTTTTTATTTTTTGTTTGATACATGAACAAGGCAGATGAATCACCTTTTACATTTCTAAATGTGCCTTTTTTTGCTGAAAAAATGCCATCATCAGCTGTAGTAACCTCAACCCAGTTACTTGTCGTTTCAGCAAAAGCAACACTTGCAACAAAAAGAGCAGAAAAGCCCAGTAATGCGATTTTCTTAGCCATAAACAATATTCCATTTATTTAGGATTTTTCTTGATTCTATCTGTGTTTTAAATAACGTTCAACTACACACCGCATGCCTTCTTAAATGGGCATGGAGAGCCATTCAACCCCGTAGCTTTAGCAACGCAACTTGCGCGAGAATGTTCCGCTTTTAAGTCGCAGCGAGACAAGACTCATGAGTAACATAAAGTTAACCCGCTACGTCGGTTTTTCACTCTCTATTGTATATGCTATTTTTTATGCAATAAGAGCGATTCGTAGGACTCTTCTGGGGAAGGTATGGATTCAACAATCGACGAAGAAAAACGCATAGAATTTGAAAAATTCATCATTGAAAGGTTTGGTGATGCAGTTAATCTCCGCAGAGCGAAAAATGGCGGTAATGGATATATATCATGGGAGGCGGCTGTCGCATGGATTGTCTGGAGGGAGCGCTCATCCCATCATGAAGCAACGCCTACCTCTGACGGGAACTGAATTAGTATGGTGCTGCCCGGAGCATCCTGTCATTCACTATGTACTCCCGCTTAGCCACGTCATTTTAGATTTGATTTTGGTCCACCATGAGCGAGAAGCGGACCTAGAGAGGCGTTGGTACCGCGAACATGGTCACAGCAAAGCCAGAGCTATTTGGTTGCTCCGAACAGAATATTTTAGTTAGGGCTCGAAACGAGACTGTCGTGAAAACCTTATGTCTCTTCTATCCTGCATCTTCTTCGACATTGTATTTTCGTTGCTCAATATCCCATGGAAGCGCAGGTTGTTTGCGAACTAGTTTTCTTTTGCCGTTTGAGAAAAAATAAGTTCTGAGTTCTAAAAAATGGCGGCGTTTTTTCGTTTGAGGCTCATAGGTGATAAGAAAAAAAATCAAAGGCCTGCTTGCTTCACTCCATATTCTACTTGCTTTTTCAATAACAATATTGATGTTTTCATGCTGACAATATGAGATGAATGTGGAGAAATAGCACTTGTCGTTTTTTTCAAGCAGTTTGTCTAACTCGTTAACGCTATCTCTGTCTGCCTGATTATACTCCCACTCAACATAGGTTAAAATTTGATTGTCTGGATATTGTAGGACCGCATCGGTACGCCCGCCTTGTTCAAAAAATGTTCTTGCGCCCATTAACTTTGCACACTCGCGCATGACCAGGCCAACATGAATGGTCCAGTTGGAACGGTTGATATATTCACCTTTGAACACAGGGAAATCTTGATACCACACACAATTAAACAGACAGATAAAATCGCGCTCTACTCGCTTCAACGCCTCCCCCCCATTTTTTCAATAGATTATTTTTAAACTGATAAGCAATATCTCATATCGGCTATTTGTTACTAGACTTTAGGATTTTAATATCTGTGTTCCGATTAATGTGCTTCAGGTTGTTAATTCGGATTGATTTCACCTCTTATCACTTATCCATAGCTGATTTATCTACCATGAAGTGAACAAAGCCCACTCACAGCACTAACCACTCCTTTGCTGATTGAAAAAGATGAATGCAAGTTGGATAACGCTTTGCCTCATGGTCATACAGGTGCTCATTGATGATGCGATACAGAGGGCGAATCTCTCGGGATTGTGCCGGCAGAAAGAAATTGCCGCTTAATATAACACTGCTAATTCAACCCGCTACGGCGGGTTTTCTTTTTTTACTACTGACAGAAAATTAACAATTTGTGTTCTTAAAACGTTGATCATTTCCGCGCATAGGTATACTGTATAAAAACACAGTACATGCAATGGGGGCCATTATGAAAGTTGAATTAACCATTGATCGCATGAAAGAACTTCCTAAAGGCGCAGTACCAGCACTGGAGAAAGAACTGCTTAAGCGCCTGAATGATCACTATGACAATTGCAGGCTCACAATCCGCCGTGCCGGGGCCGATGGGTTAAGTGTTTTTGGTGGTGACAAGGACGATAAAAAGAAAATTGAATCAATCCTCCAGGATACCTGGGAAAGCGCTGACGACTGGTTTTATTAGAATTGCGCTTAAGGCTGGCGCGCATTTTTCAGAATACCGCAATTTGCGTAACCCTCTGATGCTGCTGCCGACAATCTTTAATCGCGTCTGTTAGTCGCTCGAAGGGAGAACATAAATGTGAGTGATTCAGCTTTGCAAACGTCAGAAGACAACTGGTATGACATTGTAAGAAGGTCTGACGGCTGCGTGGTGTTTAGCTTTCCTTCATCGGGCAGGCATCTAATTTATCGCGTCAATGGCATGGTTTCTATGCGGCCTTTGCTGGATGATGAAGAGGTCTTTACTCCTAATGGTTTTATGCAGTTTATTAACCGTCTCGGCTACCGGGTAACCCAACCTTCTGATAATATGAAATCAACGGTCTGAACAACCGTAACCTACTGCGCCACGGAGAGAAACCATGGCGCACGAACTACAACTCATCAAGCAGTCATCAGGAATCCTGATCCCCGCGACGCCGGAGACCAGCGATATTCTGCAATCAAAAATCAAACTCGGCGCCGTGCTGGTAGCCGACTTCAAACAGGTCCGCAATCCGGCTTTCCACCGCCGCTTCTTCGCGCTTTTAAACCTCGGGTTCGAATACTGGGAGCCAACCGGCGGGGCGATCTCTTCCAACGAACGCAAGCTGGTGACCGGCTATGCCAGATTTCTGGCCTCCTACGGCGGGAACGAAGGGGCGCTGCTGGATGCCGCTGAGCAATATCTCGAGCGCATCGCTGATAAGCGCACGGGCAGCATCAGCGCCTGCAAGTCATTCGACGCCTACCGCGCCTGGGTAACCATCGAATCCGGCCACTACGACGCGATACAGCTGCCTGACGGCACCCTCCGCAAACACCCCCGCAGCATCGCCTTCGCCAATATGGACGAAACCGAGTTCCAGCAACTCTACAGGGCCGCACTCGATGTTCTGTGGCGTTGGATCCTGTCCAGGGCATTCAAGAGCCGTAGCGACGCGGATAATGCCGCTGCGCAGCTCATGAGCTTCGTGGGGTGATGCCGATGAAAGAAACATGGTTCCAGCACACCGAGTGCACCACGCAGCAGGCCGACGAGCTCATGGCGGAATACCGGCGCCGCGGCGTGAAGGTAGAGCGAAGCCTGAATCCCGATTACGTCACCTGGACCGTCAGCGCCCGGCTGCCGGAGGCGCACCGGCAGGAACGTACGCCGCGGTCACTCCGTCAGAAGGTCTGGGGGTGAGCATGGCGGATTTACGCAAAGCTGCGCGCGGTCGCGAATGTCAGGTTCGGATCCCCGGCGTGTGCAACGGCAACCCAGACACAAGCGTGCTGGCGCATATTCGCCTGGCCGGGCTGTGCGGTACCGGAATTAAGCCGCCTGATCTGATTGCCACCATTGCATGCAGCAGCTGTCACGACGAAATCGACCGCCGCACTCGCCTGGTCGACGCGGATTATGCAAAGGAGTGCGCGCTGGAGGGCATGGCCCGCACGCAGGTTATCTGGCTGAAAGAGGGGAAGGTGAAAGCGTGAGCGAGTACAAAATCACATTGCCGTGGCCACCGAGTAATAACCGCTATTACCGACACAATCGCGGGCGTACGCACATCAGCACGGAAGGGCAGGCTTACCGCGACCGCGTGGCCCAAATCATCAAAGACCAGCTGCTGGATATCGGCATCTCCGGCCCGGTGAAGATTCGCATCGAGTGCCATATGCCTGACCGCCGCCGCCGTGACCTGGACAACCTGCAGAAGGCCGCGTTCGACGCGCTTACTAAGGCCGGATTCTGGCAGGACGATCAGCTGGTGGACGACTACCGCGTTATACGGATGCCCGTCGTCAGGGGCGGCAGGCTGGAGCTGACCATCACCGAACTGGGGGACTTATGACATCAGAACTGATTGAGGTAATCCGCATGCGCTGGACACGCCTCCGCATTTATCGCCGCCCGGGTTCGGTGCTGGTGGACTACCGCATTCTTCGCAATTTTATTCGCATTAACCAGTTGGCAGGAGCTGCTGCATGAACCTCGAAAACACCGTGAAATACCACTTCGCCAAATCGACGCTGATTAGCGACTCTCCGCGCGCTACGGCCTCCGACTCGCTGACCGGAACGGACATCATGGCAGCCATGGGCATGACCCAGGAACGCGCCGCCATGGGCTACAGTGCCTTTCTCGGAAAGATGGGCATCAGCAACAACGATCGGGAGAGAGCGATCGAGCTGCTGGCCCAGTATGCGCTGACAAAATGCGATAGCGTGGCTGCCCTGCGCAAACTGGACGCTGGGGTTAAACCGCTGGTGATGCGCCAGCTTGCTACCTTCGCTTTTGAGGACTATTCCCGCAGCGCCGCCAGCGTCAAGAGGTGCGAATGTTGCGCAGGGCAGGGGTTCATTGAGGCTGACGTTTTTAGTATGAAAACCAGCATCTCTGGCTGCGCAAAAGACATCATTCAAAAATCAAAAAAATGGGGGCTGAAGGTTATCCCTTCGCAGCATCAGAATCGGCGTGAGGTGAAAGAGGTGGCCCGGGTGCTGTGCTCGGCCTGCAAAGGGAAGAAGGTCGTCAGCTGCGCATGTAATGACTGCCAGGGGCGCGGAAAAGCTGTCAGCAAGACGCTGACAGAAAAGCAGGGCGCGCCGGTGATGGCCGACTGCAAGCGCTGCGGCGGGCGCGGGTATGAGCGGATCCCCTCGACTGAGGCATATGCGGCTGTTTGCCTTATTACCGACGCCATTACTCTGGACACCTGGAAAAAGTCAGTGAAGCCGTTTTACGACCGGCTGATCACCAAATTCGACATGGAAGAAGCGTGGGCCGAATCGCAACTGCGAGCAATAACTCGATAAAGCACCAATTAATCGCTGTCGATTTTATCGTGAGCTATTTACTTTTCCCGAATCTGTGTTAATTTCTCTCCAACGATGGGTTACTGCCTTCGTTTAAAGCCCTGCGGTTAACCCCGCGGGGCTTTGCCGTTTCTGGAGGGTATGAAAATGTAGAGTAGAACGGACACACCGTAGCCGAAAGGCAATGCAGCAGTCATGATGCTGCCCCGAGTCGCCATTGAGCGAGCCTGTGTAGTGACGGGTCAGGGTTCATAGATTAAAAATAGCTCCGGTAAAGCAGCGCGAAAGCCAGACGCGCACCGGTGATAAGCGGCGATGATGCGACAGCAGCTCAAGGGCATGAGCGTGGCCACTCCGGGAAGTGGCAAAGAATTTATAGAGGCTCGCATACGCGGGCCTTTTCTTTTTCAGGCTCCGGGAAACCTCCTCAACAAGCCTTGTTGTTAATGCAGCCCGAGAGCCTGATCCCCATTACACATAGCACCCCGAAATAATCGGAGGTGAGAGCATGTTACGCATGGAAAAACTAACCACTGGCATCGCCTATGGTGCATCAGCGACTAACGCTGGTTACTGGAGCCTGCAGTTGCTTGACCAGGTGTCACCATCGCAGTGGGCAGCCATTGGTGTGCTTGGCAGCCTGGTGTTCGGGCTGCTGACGTATCTGACAAACCTGTATTTCAAAATCAAAGAGGACCGGCGCAAAGCCGCCAGGGGGGAATAGTGGCTGACAGATCAAAGCTTAGCGCTGCGGTATTAGGTCTTATCCTCGCCGGTGCGTCAGCGCCCGTTATTCTCGATCAGTTCCTGAATGAGAAGGAAGGCAACAGCCTGATTGCTTATCAGGACGGTGGCGGCGTCTGGACTATTTGCCGCGGCGCCACGCTGGTAGATGGTAAACCAGTTCGCCAGGGCATGAAGCTGACGCAGGCCAAATGTGACCAGGTGAATGCCGTTGAGCGAAATAAAGCGCTGGCCTGGGTTGAACGCAATATCAGGGTGCCGCTGACCGAACCGCAAAAGGCCGGAATAGCTTCTTTCTGCCCGTATAACATCGGGCCCGGTAAGTGCTTCCCCTCGACGTTCTATAAGCGCATCAATGCCGGTGACCGTAAAGGGGCATGCGAAGCGATCCGCTGGTGGATAAAAGATGGCGGCCGGGATTGCCGGCTAACCAAGGGGCAGAAGAACGGATGCTTCGGTCAGGTGGAACGCCGCGACCAAGAAAGCGCGTTGGCATGCTGGGGGCTCGATAAATGAAAGCTCGTCACATCATTGCGATTGCCATATTCCTCCTTTGCCTGTTCGGCGGGGCGTGCTGGTCGGCATGGTATTACAGCGACAAAGCCAGTAGCGAAAAGGAGCGGGCCGATAGCGCAGAACAGCAGGCTGAGACCGCGAATGCTGTCACCGCGAACGTGATTCGGGCCGTGAGTATCATCAACGCCATTTCAGAGGCGAACCAGAATGCAAAGAACAAGATCGCACTGGAGTCACAGAGAGCCCAGGCAGATATCAAAGTGGCTGTTGCGGATGATGATTGCGCTCGTCGGCCTGTGCCTGCTGCAGCTGCTAACCGGCTGCGGGAATACGCGGACAGTTTACGTGCAGGCGCCGGTGGTGCCCCTGCCGGCGAACCTGACAGCTGAAACACCACAGCCTGCCATTCCCGAGCCGCTGACCTACGGGGACAGTCTGGATCTGAATGTCAGTCTGCTATCGGCGCTGGGGCAATGCAATCGGGATAAGGCTGATATATGGAAGGTTGAGCTTTCACGCACATCTCATTTTAAATAACAATATTTGCGAAAGTTACCCGTTTCGCTATCATAAAAAATGTTAACCCACGGAAAGTTCAAGGAGGTCTTTTTGACCCAGTTTTTGGACTTCCCCTTAAGCAACCGTTGATCGTGACGTCAGGGTTCCTGAGCCAGGGGTAACAGAAATCGAGAGGATAGTGCGAAGGGAGAATTCCGAGATGGATGACCATCTTGAGATTTTTACCACCCGCGTCTGGGACGTTGGAGTCTCCCGCCTTTCAGGTCACGCTGTTGGGTCAATTCATGAAAAGCCAAGGGGCTCAGGTGACGCTGCTTGGTTTGGCCCCGAAATGTCCGTCGCGTCATTAGGGATAACTGAACCTTGTAGTAATTCGCATTAGCTTGGCCTTCCTTTCACCTACAAACCGCCTACGGGCGGTTTTTTAGTGTCAACGCTATGGACAAACTCATCTTTATGGCTACATCCCCCGGAGGGGATGCGTAAAAGGCTTAAGAAAAATGATTTTGAAAAATGCTTATTGTGCTCTGCCTAGTAGAGCAGCGACTCTCTCGTTTAATTTTTCTAGGTATCCATCTTTAGCGGGAATGTCGAATTCGATGGGGTCGGCCTTAGAAACCCCTTCTAAATAAACATCTCCGAGGTGAGTTTCTTTCCCCACAACTCCGTTTAAAGCCGTTGATAATACAGCAATAGCAACACGAGAAGCGTGGCTGTGTAACTGTAACTCTTCAACCAAATCCTCAAGATGGGCAATTCTTTTTTCTACATCTGACATAGTCGTTCCTTTGCATCAAAGTTCTTAGGGTTGAAACATGACACTTGTATAGAAGCAAAATAATTTTTGCCGCTAATACTTCGTCATTTTCAATGGTTACTATCGCCTCGTTTATTGGAATATTCCAGAGAGTTTTATGGCAAAACCGGACTGGGGAAGCCTCCAAAGACGGTTCCTCGCCGAGCATGCCAAAACAGGTATATCGCCGAAAGAATGGTGCGAAGCGCAGGGACTGAATTATACATCTGCGCGCAGGTACATCAAAAAGCCTGCTGCGCAAAAAACTGCGCAAAAGGATGTGCGCAAAACTGCGCAAAGCCAGATGCCGCATGTAGTAGTGGTTGAAGCCTCTACGCCAGTTGAGGGCGATACTGCGCAGGAAAACGCAGGCATCCTTAAACCACAGCATGAGCAGTTTGCGCAGAACATCGCGCGGGGCATGCCGCAGAAAGATGCGGCGATATGCGCGGGCTATTCGCCTTCACGCGCTGATTCCCAGGCATCGATACTTTTCAAACGCCCGGATGTGCGCAGGCGCATCAGAGAGCTGCGTCAGGATGCCGCTCTGCTCGTATCATTCGACGCGAAAGACCTGGCTGAACTCTCCTACAAATCGGCGAAAGCCGCGCTGGACGCTGAGAAGTTTGGGCAGGTAGCCCCGAACATCAAAAACGCCGCGCAGCTCACCGGCATCGACATGAGCAACAAAACGGAAGTGAATGTCGATCTGGCTGGCCTGAGTTACGGAAAGGTCTGCATCGTCACGCCGTCGAACTGCCCGCCTGAAGCGTGGGCAGCGCACATGGATAAGCTGCGCGAGGGAAAGCAGACAGCCCAACAATAATCGATGGTGTCCTGTACTCATTCAGTAGCGACTGGGTGCTCGGGACGCTGTACGACGCACCGATAGGCTCTGTCCGCTGGCGCTGGACGTATGGCGGTCGTGGTGGCGGCAAATCGGTAGAGATTGCCCGCGCGCTGGTATTGTTGGGCGCTATCGAGCCAATGATCATCCTGTGCGCTCGTGAGTTCCAGAACTCTATCAACGATTCGGTACTGGCACTGCTGGACGCTGAAATCCACTCGCTTGGCCTGGCGCACTTCTACAAGGTCAAGAACAACGAGATAGAGGGCAGCAACGGCACGCGGTTTACCTTCAAAGGTCTGCGCAACAACATCCAGAGCATTAAGTCGATGCACGGCATCAAAATATGCTGGGTAGAGGAAGCGCAAACCGTATCGCAGGATAGCTGGGACATCCTCGGTCCGACCGTTCGCGCCAATAAATCCGAAGTGTGGGTGTCGTTCAACCCGCGCGAAGCTACCGACCCGACCTACGCCATGATGGAGCGGCACCGCGCCGATCCCCCTGATGGCGGAGCGATTATTACCTGCGTCAACTACTGCGATAACGCATTCTTCCCTGACGTGCTCAGGCACGAGATGGAATACTGCAAGCGTATCGACTTCGAGGCTTACGAGCATATCTGGCTGGGGCTGCCGAAGGCGCTCAGTGAGGCCGTTATCTTCTCCGGCAAGTACCGGGTTGAGGCATTCTCTGACGACCTGTGGAAAGAAGCCGATCGCCTGTTTTATGGGGCTGACTTCGGTTTCGCCAACGACCCATCCACTCTGGTCCGTTGCTTCATTATCGGCACCCGATTGTACATCGAGTACGAAGCCTACGGCGTCGGCGTCGAGCTGGACGAAATGGCGCAGTTCTATGACTCCATCCCGGAATCCAGAAAATGGCCCATTCACGGCGACTGCAGCCGGCCGGAGACCATCAGTTATCTTTCGCGTCAGGGCTTCATCATCGACGGCGCTACCAAATGGCCGGGGAGCGTTGAGGACGGCATTACCTACCTGAAAGGGTTCGAAGAAATCATCATCCATGAGCGCTGTAAGCACATGGTCGATGAGGCGCGCCTTTACTCCTACAAAACCGACCGCATGACCGGCGAAGTGCTGCCGGTTGTCGTGGATAAGCATAACCACCTGTGGGATGCCGTGCGCTACTCGCTGGATGGATACATCACAAGCGTTGGCGATCTCGGTGTCTGGGCCGCCCTGGGCAAACAATAACAGTGAGGGGATATGTCCCGAAAGAAACGCCAGAGCGGCGCACAAAAGCCCGTCCGGACTGGTGACGGGTACAACAACTTCGCGGCTAAGCTCGGCGGCTATACATCCAACATCCAGAGCGGTGGGAGCTATCAGCCTGGCTATATCTCGCGTAACCGCGTACAGCTGGAATTTGCGTATCGTTCATCGTTTTTGGTGGGCGCCGGTGTAGACGCTATGGCCGATGATATGACCCGCAAGGGCATAAACATCAGTTCCAAGCTCGAGCCCGGACAGAAGGGTAAATTTGAGATGTTCTGGGATGACATTGCCATCTGGGACGGACTGAACGACACCCTGAAGTGGTCCCGGCTGTACGGCGGCGCGCTGCTGGTGGTGCTGCTGGAAGGGCAGGACATGTCCACTCCGCTGAAGCTCGACCGCATCAAAGAGGGTCAGTTCAAGGGGGTGATGTGCCTCGACCGCTGGCAGGTAACCCCGAGCTATTACGACCTGGTGACCGATTACGGCCCGGAGTTCGGCAAGCCGAAGTACTACAAGGTGGTGACCAACCAGCAGGGGATCCCCCCGTGGAAGATTCACCACAGCCGCATTATCCGCATGGAAGGTGACACACTGCCATTCCAGCAGGCGCAGACCGAGAACGGCTGGGGAATGTCGGTAGTCGAGCGTATCTACGAGCGCATTCAGGCGTTCGATACCGCAACCGTCGGCACTACACAGCTGATTCACAAGGCGCACCTGCGTACCTACAGCATTGACGGATTGCGTAAGATTCTGGCCACTGGCGGCACGCTGGAAGATGGTCTGATGAAGCACATGGACATGATCCGTGAGTTCCAGACCATAGAAGGCATGACCATCATGGATAAGTCGGACGAGTTCCAGACCCACAGTTACTCGTTCGCCGGGATCGCTGATGTCATCCTGCGCTTTGCTGAGCAGGTATCCGGCGCAACTGGGATCCCGCTGGTGCGCCTGTTCGGGCAGTCACCATCCGGATTCAGCACCGGCGACGGGGATCTGGAGAACTACTACAGCCGCGTTAACTCGCTGCAGGAGCGCCGCCTGCGCCGACACATCCGCTGGCTGCTGGATATCTCCTGGCGCTCCCTGTTCGGACAGCCCCTGCCGGAAGACTTCACCTTCGAGTTCAACAAGCTCTGGGAGATGTCGGACACTGACCGGGCGACAATGGCCAGCAACGTGGCCACCGCCCTGGCGACTGCCGTGCGCGACATCGGTATGCCGCAGCATGCCGCGCTGAACGACCTGCGCAACCTGTCCGACATCATCGGTATCGGCGGCTCTATCACCGACAAGGATATTGAAGATGCCAAAGCAGAATGGGAGGAGGCTGAATCTGAAACCGAACCTCCGCCGCAAATCGGAGCGCCAGTATCAGAAAAGTCTACAGGAGATAGCGCGTCAGTGCGGCGCGATAGTAACTGGCTCCTACGATGGTTCGGAAGCGAGCGCCGAGCAGGTTAGCGCCCGGCTGATAGATTACTCGCTGCTGATTGACGACTGGGCCGACCGGGTAGCCAAACGCATGTTCCTGCAGGTTGAGCAGGAGGAGTGGAACCAGTGGCGCTCTGTGTCGCAGGAAATCTCTGAGGGGCTGCGGGATGTTGTCGGCAATACGCCGGTGGGGTTCGTGGCTCAGGACATCGTATCCCGCCAGGTGCAGCTGATTAAATCTCTTCCGCTGGAAGCTGCCGACCGCGTTCGTGACATCCAGGAGCGCGCAATGGAAGCCGTCATAAACGGTGAGCGCCCCGACGCGCTCTATCGGATGATTATGGAGTCCGGCGACGTGGCAGAGAGCCGCGCGAAGATGATCGCCCGCACCGAAATCGGCCGGGCCACGACAGCGCTCACCCAGGCGCGCGCTGAGTCGATTGGCTCTGAGGGCTACTGGTGGCGCATCGAAGGGGCCGGAACGCGCGATTCACATCGCTGGATGAAAGATAAGTTTGTGCGCTGGGATAACCCGCCGACGCTGGACGGTATGACCGGGCACGCCGGGTGCCTGCCGAACTGCAAATGCTGGCCGGAAGTGCAGGTGCCAAATCCCAGGAAATAAAAAAGCCATCACAAGGATGGCTGGGAGGGAGGCTTTCTCAATCTACATAAACCCTGAATTGAGCTGAATTACCCTCTACGGCATCAATGCGAGCGTTCACCCCGAGCGCTGCAAGTTGGTCTTTGATTTTGGTGTAACGCTCGCCCTCAACATAGTCATTGTTGAGGCCAGTGGTGCGTGACCACTCATCTGCCATGCGATCCATCTTCGCTAACAATTCTGCTTTAGTGCTCATTTCAAAACTCCTTTTGGTGGTGGGAATCAATGTTCATGTTTTCACTATCGAATTTAGAGTGTCAAGGCCGAAAATTAGTGGTGAAGAGCTCGTGCTAAAGCATTAGATAAACCCCAGTGGCCGCTACTGCGCGGCCTTTTTACTGCCCGCAATTCAGCAGGTAACCCATGAAATACTTCTTCATTACCCGCCTTGGCGAAACGCGCTACCAGCTGGCGGACGGCTCCCTGCTGTGCAAAGACGTCCCGATCGCCCGCACCGGCACGCAAACCTATCTTCCCGAAGAAATCGGCCTTGAGCCTGGCGCAGATGGGCTGGTGGTCATCTATCGCACCGAGGACGAGGTTTTCTCTCCAGAGACTATGGCGAGCTTCGAGGGCATGGCGGTAACGCTGGATCACCCGGAAGACGGCGAAGGCAACATCGTTTTCGTTAACCCGGCGAACTTCGCGGAGCTGGCCCATGGCCATATCCAGAACGTCCGCCGCGGCACCGGCGATAAAACCGACCTGTTGATCGCTGATGTGCTGGTGAAGCGGCAGGAAGGCATCGATGCGGTCAACGCTGGTAAAAACCAGGTCAGCTGTGGCTACGACGCCCAGTACGTGCAAATCGGCCCGGGCAAGGGCAAGCAAACAGAAATCACAGGAAACCATCTGGCCATCGTTGATAAGGGCCGGGCGGGCTCCCGCTGTGCAATCGGGGATTCGGCCCCATCAAAACCAAAGGAGAAGCCTGCAATGTCATGGCTGAAAAAACTGGCTCAGGCCATTAAGACGAAAGATGAGGACGCGCTGACGAAGCTCATCGATGAAGCGCCGGACATGCCATCTGACGGCATGGGTTCCATCCCCGGCGTAACCATCAACATGAACGTGCCTTCACAGGCTACCGCGCTGCCAGCAGACCAGAAGACCACGGTCGATGAAGATACCGATCCGGAAAAGAAAACCGGTGATGAAGAGGCGCCCGCCTGGGCGCAGGCTCTGATTGCTCGACTCGATAAGCTGGAAGGCAAAACTGGCGATGCTGATCTGGACGACGAAACCAAAACCGGTGACGAAGACGCGAAAGAGGATGCGAAGGTAACCGGCGATGCGGCCTATAAGCGCAACATCATCGGCGACGCAGAGATCATCTGCCCGGGCTTCCAGCCTGCCGGCGACAAAGGCCTGAAGCGTCAGGTACTCAACCAGGCGCTGCGCACAGGCGACAGCCTGAAGGCGTTTGGCATTTCCGACTTCGCCAAAGCGCCGAAGGCCACTGTCGATGCGGTGTTTAAGGCTGCAGTCGAGATCAGTAAGGCAAAGAACCGCATCACCCCGCCTTCAGGCAAACCAACTGGCGACCGCGCCCGCGGCCCAATGTCCCCGGCTGAGTTGAACAAAATCAACGCCGAATTCTGGAAACGTAACAAATAAGGTAACCAACAATGGCTGGTAAAGCTTATCTAACTCGCATGGGGCTGGGCTTCCCTGGTGCCGTAACTCGCCCGCAGGACCTCACCGCAGAGCCGGTGATTCTCGATGCCGCTAAGCCATTCCCTTCGTATGGTCTGGCTGGCAAAAACCTCAACGGTAAATTTGTGCCGCTGGAAGCTGGTGATGATATCGACGATGTTGACGGTATCTTCATTCGCCCATACCCGACCACCAACCCGACCGACGCTCGCGCGCTGGGCATCACGAGCGGTTATACCGGCGATGCCCTCAAGCGCGGTTATATCGCCGTAGCGGTGCCAGCAGCACAGGCCGGTACCGCCAAGAAGGGCGACAAGGTTTATATCCGCGTTGCTGAGCCTACTGCCTCCAGTCCTCTTGGTTCAGTGGTGCTCAAGCCAGACGCTACCGCAGAAAACACCCCGGAGCTGACCATCGCCAAAGTGATGGGGCCGGGGGACAGCAGCGCCACCACCACCCACGGCAACGTTGAAATCGCCTACAACATCTAAAGGAACGATGAATGATTACCATTGATAAGGCCACCGTAGACGCTGCTGGCGTATTCCTGGTCGGCGAACTTGAACGCCTCGACCAGACGCTCAACCTGCCGCTGGTTAGCTATAAGTGGTCGCGCGATATGCCTCTGCGTAGCGATGTTTCTATCGCCGACGAGCAGTCATCTTTCACCAACACCGATCTGGCAGCCGCTGGTGGTGTAAACCCGAACGGTAAAAACTGGATAGGCAAAAACTCCACCGCGCTTCCGCAGACCAATCTCTATATCGAGAAGACCGCACAGCCGCTTAGCCTGTGGGGTATGGAGCTGGGCTGGACCTTGCCGGAACTGGCTTCAGCGCAGCAGGTTGGACGCCCAATCGACAGCCAAAAGTATGATGCCATGCAGCTGAAATGGAACATGGACATCGATGAGCAGGTTTATATCGGCGACAGCGACATGGGTATCACCGGCCTGTTGAACCTTTCCCAGGTAACGCCGATCAGCGCAGCCAAAGCGTGGGCCACCGCCAGCCCTGACGAAATCGTACAGGACTTTAACCTCATCCTCTCCCAGGCATGGGTGACTTCAGGTTACGCAATTTGCCCGAAAAAAGTCGGCCTGGCGCCGGAGTTATTCGGCCTGCTGGCAAGCAAGAAGGTTTCTGATGCGGGCAATATCTCCGTGCTGGAGTACGTGAAAGTTAACTGTATCGCGTTCCAGGAAAACGGCGAACCGCTGGAAATCGTGTCCATGAAATGGGCATCCAAACGCGGCGCGGCTGGTGCACACCGCGTTGTAGCGTACACCCAGGATGAGAAATTCATTCGCTTCCCGCTGGTGCCGCTGCTGAATACCCCGCTGGAATACCGCGGCCTGTATCAGCTGACAACCTACTACGGCCGCCTGGGCCAGGTGGAAACCCCGTACGGCAACACCATTGCCTACATGGACGTGCCTGCAGCTTAACCCCTATGGCGGGGCAACCCGCCGTTCTGGAGAGAACATGAAATATCTCGTTAATACCGGGACCGTGCTGCGCTTTGCCGATGGTTCGCAGGTAGAACTTACCCCTGGCGTGCACAGCTTCGATAAGCGCGTTACCGAGCACTGGGCTTTTGGTGCGCATGCGCAGGCCATCAGTGAAGAAGATCTGAAGCAGAGCCAGGGAGGCGAAGACCTCTCGCTTAAGATCTCGGCGCTGGAATCCACCATCGCCGGCCTGCAGCAGCAGGTGACGGATAAGGATGTCACTATCGCAGAGCAGTCAGACACCATCGCCGGCCTGCAGCAGCAGCTGGATGATCTGACTGAGAAGCTTGCATCACAGGAGGCTGGCAATGCCAAAAAACAGCCTTCTGCCAACAAGTGATCAATTCCGCACCGACTTTCCTGAGTTTGCCAACACCACCCGCTATCCAGACGCCGCGGTAAATTTTTACCTCTGCCAGGCTGACGCCATCCTCAATCAGGATGTGCACGGCGACCAGTTCGTTTACCTGGCGGAGCTGTTCACTGCGCATTACGTTGAGCTGCGTGGTCGCGCGCTGGCGGGCGCCTCTGGCGGCTTTGTCAGTAGCGGTGGCAGCGGCGTAGCGTCGTCGAAGTCTGTCGATAAGGTCAGCGTCAGCTATGACAACTCGGGCACCATCAACCCTGACGCCGGATTCTGGAATAAAACCGGATACGGCCAGGAGTTCTTCTGGTGGTGGTTGATGTTCGGTGCTGGCGGGCGGCAACTGTTATGAGCGGCGTGAAGGTCAGGGCAGACAATGCCGCATCCGTGCTGGCCGGGCTGGACAGAGTGTCCCGCATGGATGTGCTGGTGGGCATCCCTGAATCCAACGCTGTGCGTGAGGATGGGGAAGATCTCAACAACGCTGAGATCGCCTATCTGCAATCCACCGGGGCGACGGTCCGGCTCGGTGGGCAGGAGGTGACCTTGCCGCCGCGCCCGTTCCTGGACATCGGTATTGAGGATTCGGCAAAGGTAACTGCTGAGCACCTCAAGGCGGCCGCAGGTCATGCGCTCGATGGCAATTTCTCTGGTGCTGAGCGCGAGCTTACCAGCGCAGGTCAGCTGGCATCGGATGCCGCGAAGCGCGTTATTACGGATGGTGATCGGCTGGCACCAATATCCGATTTCACTATCCAGAAACGCAGAGAGCGCGGGTACGCAGGCATTAAGCCGCTGTATGACCATGGCTATCTGCTTCGCTCGATCACCTTCGTTGTGAGAGGTAAAAAATAATGCCTTTTCTCGATGTCACCGATGTGTTGTCGGATCCTGATTTTTGCGATTACACGCTGGTCTGCATCCGCAACCACCAGGCGAAGGATGCTGACGGCTTCGTGACCAATACGCCGGAGGATATTCCGTTTAACGGCGTGGTCACCGTCGACCGCTCGCTGGAAGCCCGGCGCATGGCGGCAGGGCAGGTTATTGGCGGCGCAATCCTGGTGGTTACCACCTTCCGCTTAACGCAGGGCCTGCCCGGTCAGGATGCTGACGTGGTGCTCTACAACGGGCGGCATTACCGCGTAACGTTTGTGGATCCGTACACCTCATATGGTGCCGGGTTCGTTCAGGCCCACTGTGAGCTGGTGGAGTTTAACGGAGGTACGCCAGTTGAATGACACCACACATCCCGGATACCTGACGCCTACCAGCCAGCCGCCGCAGTACGACCAGGCGCTTGAGCGCGAGCTCAGCCGGTGGATTCGCGGTGTTTCTGGCCTGCTGGATGGCATGGCCATACCACGCTTTACTGACCCTCAGCCAGCGATCCCGGTGCTGGGCACCAACTGGTGCGGGTTTGGTATCACAGACTTCCAGGACACAGCCAACCCGGCATCGGTCACCAGGGACGACGACACCGACTACCAGTGGCAATTCGAATCGCTGGTGGTGCTCTGCTGTTTCTACGGCCCTGCAGGCCAGGCTTACGCCAAAACGTTTCGTAACGGTCTGTTCGTGTCCCAGAACAACGCTGAGCTAAATCGCGTCGGCCTCACGCTCGGCGAGGTGGGCCGAATCATCCCGGCGCCCGAGCTCGTTAACAACCAGTGGCAGCGTCGCTACGACCTGTCTGTGACGCTACGCCGCAAAACGGTACGCGAGTACGGCATCAAATCCATCCTCTCTGCTCCAGTACAATTTTTCGGAGATTAAATCATGCCTAACGGCTTATCTGTATCACGCGTCGTTCGCGTGCAGGTCGCGCTCGCCGTTCGCGCGGCGGCCGGGCGTAACTTCGGCGCGCTGCTGGTTCTCGGCACCGCCGACGTAATCACTGCCCCGGAAGTGATGCGCCTTTACCAGGATATCGAAAGTGTCGCCACCGACTTTGGCACTACCGCTGAAGAGTACAAGGCGGCAAACCTTTACTTCCAGCAGTCGCCGCAGCCCCGCGATCTTTATATCGGAAAACTGGAACGCGCCTCCAGCCCGGCAACGGCCGGCAAGCTCACTGGTGCTGTACTGACCTCTGCAGAGCAGGCAATCGCAAACTTCACCGCGGTTGACGATGGCGCGATTAAGATCTCGGTGGACGGCACTGTTAAAACCGTAACGGGTATCGACCTGTCAGCGGTGACCGATCTGGCCGGAGTAGCGACGGCCATCACTGCGAAACTTACCGGCACCGCCGTTTCCTACGTGGCCGGCTCGAATCAGTTTGTGGTGACGTCTTCCACTACCGGGGCCACCTCAGCAATTGGTATTCCTGTTGCTGCCGGCACTGGCACTGACCTGGCGCCGCTGCTGGGCATTGACTCAGCGCATAACCCAACCGTGTCAAACGGCCAGGATGCTTCATCTTCAGTGCTGCCGTCGGTGAACACAGCGCTGAACTACTCAGCCGACTGGTACGGCCTGGTTATCGCCGATACTGCAATGACGGACCAGGACCATATCGATGTTTCTGCCCTGATCGGCTCTGCGAGCGATTCCCGGGTGTACGGTGTGACGACTGCGGCGGCCGAGGTCCTGGACTCAACCAGCACCACGGATATTGCCTACAGGCTGAAAGCCGCCGGTTATGGCCGCACGTTCTGCCAGTACAGCCAGGTGCCTTATGCCGCAGCCTCTGCCTTTGGTCGCGCGTTCACAGTAAATTTCCTGGGTAACAACACCACCATTACCCTGAAATTCAAGCAGGAACCGGGCATTACTGCCGAGACGATCACCGCGCAGCAGGCCGATACGCTCAAGGCAAAAAACTGCAACGTATTTGTGCGCTACGCCAACGATACCGCCATCATCCAGGAAGGCGTGATGTCCAACGGCGATTTCTTCGACGAGCGCCACGGCCTCGACTGGCTGCAGAATTACGTCCAGAACAACCTCTGGAACCTGCTTTACACCTCAACCACCAAAATCCCGCAGACCGAAGCGGGCGTGACGCGCCTGGTGACCAATGTCGAACAGTCGATGGACCAGTCTGTAAACAACGGTCTGGTGGCACCGGGAATCTGGAACGGCGGTGACGTCGGACAGCTGACATCAGGCGATATGCTGACCAAAGGCTATTACGTTTACGCGAACCCGCTCAACGCCCAGGCGCAGGCAGATCGTGAAGCGCGTAAGGCGCCGGTGATTCAGGTAGCAACCAAACTGGCGGGGGCTATCCACTTCGCTGATGTATTAATCGACGTGGTGCGCTAAGGGGGCACTGAATGAGCACTTATTCTTTTCTGGATATCACGGGGTCAATGACTGGCCCCACCGGGGTGATTGACCTCGGCGCCGGTTCTGCCAACTCCGAAGAGGGCATTACCATCGCCATGGTCGAAAACAAAAACACCATGACGATCGGCGCTGACGGCGAGGGCATGCACTCCCTGCACGCCGGCAAGGCTGGAACGGTAACCGTTAACCTTCTGAAAACCTCGCCGGTGAACAAAAAGCTGTCTCTGGCCTACAACGCGCAAAGCCAGTCCTCAGCGCTGTGGGGTAATAACGTCTTTGTGTTCCGCAACACTGCATCTGGCGACATCATGACCGCGCGCGGCGGCGCCTTCCAGAAGCACCCCGACTGGCAGAACGCCAAAGAGGGCGGGACGGTGGCCTGGGTGTTCGACTGCATCAAAATTGACCCGTTCCTGGGGGAGTATTAATTCATGGAAATTACTATCAAGGATCAGCAGTACCGTATCGCTAAGTTAAGCGTTTTCGAACAGCTGAAGGTATCCCGCAAGCTGCTGCCGGTTCTGGCGGGTCTGGTTTCTGACTTCCGTAACATCCAGACGAAGCTGAATGCCAAAGACACCGAAGGCGCGATGGAAAGTATTCTTCCGAAGATCGCTGGCGCCGTTTCCGGCCTCAGTGATGATGATGTGAATGCGATCCTTTTTCCCTGCCTGCAGGTGGTGGCGCGCAAACACTTGAGCGCCTGGGTGCCGGTGTGCCAGCAGGGCACCATGGCCTTTGACGATATCGACCTGTTCGTGATGCTGCAGCTTGTGGCGCGGGTGGTCGCCGATTCGCTGGGAAATTTTTTGCAAGGACTTCCTACCAGCGAGACGAACACCCAGCCTGCGGAATAACCTTTAACACCCTGCCGGGCGGTGAGGATTACATCCTTCGCCCGGCGCTCGCCTTCAACCTCGATCAGAAAGACCTCGACAGCGGTGCAGTGGACCTGTGCCGCATCGCGCTGCTTAACGATTACCTCGATATGCGTGACGATAACGACGCGCGCGTAGCCAAATGGAGAGCCCAGAACAATGGCTGATACTATCCGTGATTACCTGGTCTCTCTGGGGTTCGATATCGACGGCGCGGGCCAGGCGAAGTTTGAAGCCACGCTCAAAGGTGTGGCCGCGAACGTCGTAAAACTGGGGGCCATAGTTGAGTCGACGGGGCTGGCCATTGTGGGCTTCACCGCCTCGATCGCCAGCGGCCTTGATAAACTCTACTGGGCCGCGGAACGCACCGGGGCATCGGTCAACGGCATCAAGGCGCTTGGCTATGCTGCCTCACAAACCGGCTCCAGCGCCGAGGCTGCCCAGAACTCACTGGAGAGCCTGGCGCGCTTCATGCGCAGCAATCCCGGCGCCGAAGGCTTCCTGAACCGCCTGGGGGTGCAGACCCGGGACGCTTCCGGACAGATGCGCGACATGTCGGCTATCTTCACCGGCGTCGGCCAGCGCCTCAGCAGCATGCCCTATTATCGAGCCAATCAGTTCGCGCAGATGCTGGGCATTGACGAAAACACGCTGATGGCAATGCGGCGAGGAATGTCCGGCTTCACGGCTGAATACCAGTCGATGATGCAGAAGACAGGCTTCGATGCTGACAGGGCCGCGCAGCAGTCCAACAAGTTCATGACCTCAATGCGCAACTTCGTTTCGCTACTGGGGATCTTGCGCGATAAGGTTGGCTCGAATCTGGCCGGCGGCCTGAGCGGCACGCTGAACAATCTCAGCAAGCAGATGCTGGAGAACTGGCCGAAGATAGAGGGCGTGGTCACGAAGATAGTGAAGGGGGTGCTCTTTGCTGCTGATGTCATTACCCAGATGGCGTGGCGCGTCTCGCAGGCGGTAGGCGGCCTGATTGAGTGGTTTAAAAAGCTGCCGCCGGATATACAGCAGCTAATCATGCTGGTGTCCGGGCTGGTTTCGGCGTGGCAGCTGCTTAACGCTGAGTTCCTCAAATCGCCGATAGGTATCGTAATCGCGCTAGGCTCGGCGCTGTTCGCGCTTTACGACGACTACAAAACCTGGAAAGAAGGCGGTCAAAGCCTGCTGCCCTGGGATAAATGGGAGCCAGAAATAGAGGCTGCCCTGAAATCGCTTGGCGAGCTGCGGGATTCTGTGAAGGCGATAGGGGTTGAAATCGCAAAGCTGCTCAATATCAACCTCAAAAACTGGACCCTTAAAGGCGACATCGACAACCTCACTAAGCAGTTCGGTGAGTTTGGCAAGATGATTAAGATGATTGGCGACCTGATAAACGCCATCAACGAGGGGCGTTGGAAAGATGCTTATGCGATCGGCAAGAACCTGCTGGCACAAGGGCAAGGCCAGGATGCTCTACCTGCAGTATCTGACAGCGCTAACAATACTGCTGACTGGATAGAGGGCAAGACGGGGTTCGACCCGCGAAGCATCGGGAAAACAATAAACGGGTGGATTTTCGGCAAAGAAGAGGGCGGCTCAGACCAGCAGGAGAGCGGCCCGGGCAAGACGCTGGCCGACCGTAACAACAATCCTGGCAACCTGCGCCCCGTCGGCGGCACCGGTTTTACCTCTCATCAGACGCCGCTTGATGGTTGGATGGCAATGGCCAGGCAGATCCGTCTTTATTTCACCGGAAAAAGCGCGGCCGCCGGGTATGAAAAACTCCAGTCAATATGGGACATCATCCACAAATACGCACCTGCCAGCGACAACAACGACCCCGAGGCCTATTCGAACTTCGTAGCCAATATGATGGGCGTGGGCGCTAAGGACACGCTGAACCTGAGCGACCCGCAGCAGTTCAGCAACCTTCTGCAGGCCATGTCCAGGAAGGAAGGTTACGGTCAGTGGAATTCCCCATTGGCCAGCGTTGCCGCTACGCAGGCAGCCGCGCAGATCAGCCAGGAAACGAACATCAATATTTACGGCGCGAGCGACCCGGCATCCACTGGCCGGGAGGTTGCCGATCGTCAATCCGGCGTTAATTCCCGTCTTACTCAGCAGCTACAACCGAGGGTCTACTGATGGATATTTTATCGGTCATCTTCCGGCTGCAGTCTCGGAAAATAGGTATTTTTGTACCTGACGTGGTGGTGTCGGAGAAGCATGTTGATGCCCTGGAAATCACTGAACATCCGGTGGAGTTTGGCGCCGCCATAAACGACCACGCCTATAAGCGCGCCAGCGAGGTCACTATGGAGTGCGGGTTTGCCGGCGGCGGGTCGGTACTCGACCTGGTAAATCTGTCCAGCATAGGCTTGCGGGTTGGCGAGAGCCCAAGGGAGATTTATCAGCAGTTGCTGGATCTGCAGAAATCCCGGGTGCCGTTTGATGTTGTTACCGGCAAGCGCACCTACAGCAATATGCTGATACGCGCTATCGAGGCCACGACGGACCGAACCAGCGAAAATGTGCTGTCATGCGTTCTGACGCTGCGGGAAGTGATCATGTCGGATACGCAGAGCATCACTGTTACGGATAAGGCCAACATGCAGGAGGGAGTCAGCACCGCGCCAGTACAGAATACAGGGATGAAATCTCTGGTGCCGACCAGCAGCTCATCTGTAATTCAAAAGATAGCCGATTTTGCGAGGGGATAATGAGCGTTAATGAGATTCCGATGATCCCTGATAACCAGGAGTTTCGCATCACCCTGGGCGACATAAGCTACACGCTCCGCGTGCTATGGCGCGACGATGCTGGCTGGATAATGGACGTTATGGATAGCGGCGCGCAGCCTCTGTTAATGGGCGTCCCCCTGGTGCCGGGGGTTAACCTTTTGGCTCAGTATCCGGATCTGGGGATATCTGGCGCACTGGTGGTCATGACAGACAACGGAGCCCCTGAATACCCGACGAAAACAAACCTTGGTGCCTCGAGCCATCTTTATTTTGTTCAGGAATAGCCCATGACTATTAACTGGAATCGCCATTTTGAACTGCGGCTTCTGAACGACAAGGGGAATGGCATATCCCTGTCGGACTTTAAAGTTACCTTCGCAATCGACTGGTTTAACTCGATGTGGCCACGTGTGGCGACGCTTAAAATTTACAACCTCAAGCGTGACACAATCACCCGGATTACGGGGGATGAGTTTTCTCGCATTACCATCATAGCCGGTTATAACGGCCTGGCGCCGACGGTTACTGAAAGCGAGGTTGGGCAGGTTACCGAGATTTCATCTGAGCAAACCGGCCAGACGCGCGGGCAAAATTACGGAGTCATTTTTGATGGGGAGATTCGTTTTACGATAACCGGGCGCGATAATCCTACCGATATTTTTACGCTAATTCAGTCGGTAGATGGTCATAAGGCGTTCAACGAAGCCGTATCGTCCGGCAGCCTGGCGGCAGGATATAAGCTTGCCGACGTGCATACACTTCTGATGAAGGACTTTTCGCCTTACGGCATCACCCAGGGCATCACCGGGCAGTTCCCTGACAGGGTGATGCCACGCGGTCGCGTCTTCTTCGGCGCAACGCGCGACTACATGAGCAACCTAGCGGCGCAGTGCGAGGCTAACTGGCAATTTGTCGACGGCCAGCTGCAAATGGTGCCTGAGAATAAATATCTCCATGAAGCGATCGTGCTTAACACCAAAACTGGCCTGGTCGGTATGCCTCAGCAAACCATGGGGGCAGGCGTTAATGTGCGCTGTCTCATTAATCCAAACATTCGGGTTAACGGGCTTATTCAGTTGAACCAGGACTCGGTGTATCGCTCGCAATTACCGAACGATGAGATCCAAAGATCACAGGCAAGGATTACTGAGGCAAATGATAATGGTAATCTTAGTACAGGCAGCGCGACGCTTGCGCAGCCCGCCAGTGTGGCAACTGATGGCGTTTACATAGTTCAGTCAATCAGCTACACCGGCGATACGAGAGGGAATCCGTGGTATATGGATCTCATGTGTATGGCCAGAGGGGCGCGTGATTTACAATCGAATACGGCCCTACAGCGAACGGCTCCACAATGAAAAAAATACTTTTTTTGGTTTCTTTAGCATTCGTCAGCTTTTCTTCTACAGCGGCAAACACCGCTTATATGAAGTGTGGTCCCTTTACTTTCTCAACCTCATCAAGCAACGACGGATATCCGAGGATAAACGGAGCAAAGCCTGATAGTCAGAAGGTGACATTCCTCAAAAAAGAGGGAGATTATGACAATATTAAAATGCAATGGATTGTCATGAATGAGAATTCTGGGCAGCGCTATGGTCTTGATTATATAAAACGCAATGGGAGAGGGATACTCAATGCCGAGGCCATCAGAATGAACATGAATGAACCTCGAGTGTTTGGAACTTACGACTGCGTGAAGGCTAAGTGATTTAATAAAGGCGCCGGAACTACCGGCGCTCAGTTACTCGTCTTTAAAACTTATAATTTTGTACTGCTCCAGTACTTCTGAAAGCTCCTTTGATGTCAGATTTTGTATTTCGATCGTACCTTTTTCAGTGGTTACCGTTATTTTTTTTGATGATCTGGTCTGTAACCATTTTCTCGCTATCGATGCAATGGCGATACAAGCTGGTGATGATGTGATAACGGTAATAGATATTTCGAGAATTGTGCCAATAGCGCCAGGAGAATCACCCGTTCTGACTCTTTTACTTACTACATAGTCATTAGCGGGTATGTTATCCTGGATTACAGGAAGTAACTCTTTCCAAATAGCTGGAGTAAATTTTATGGTTGTTTCTGATTTTGGCATAAAGGTTTCAGGCCCCTATCGAGAGAAGCTAAAAATTGCCTACCGGCTTTTCCTTAGCAGCCTGTATCTTGCTACAAATCACGACGTTACCGTGGTTCTAAGCAAAACCTATATTAAGAGCTGCAATGAAGATAAATAGCACGCATTAACTCACCCTCAAATCCTGACATTTGATCAGTAACCCGCCTCGGCGGGTTTTTTATTACCTGGAGAAAGCTATGCCAGTATCAGCCCGCGCGCAGGACGGCAACGAATCGCAGACTCTTGAGGCGCACCGCCACGCCATTTTCGGCAGCCTGCGCGTGGCTTTGCCGGGGATCATCCAGTCCTTTGACCCTGAAACAGTGACATGCACCGTGCAGCCAGCCATCTACGGTCAGCGGCTCAGCGACGATGGCGCTCTGGTTTCTGAGGAGATACCGATTTTGCCAGACGTTCCAGTGGTGTTCCCCCGCGGCGGTGGCTGCACGTTAACCTTCCCGGTAAAGGCCGGTGACGAGTGCCTCCTGGTCTTCTCCGATCGCTGCATCGACTTCTGGTGGCAGAGCGGCGGGGTGCAGGAACCGGTTGACCCGCGCCAGCATGACCTGAGTGATGCGTTTGCCATTGTGGGTCCGCAGTCGCAGGCGCAGAAAATCAGCAGCATCAGTACCAGTGCGGTTGAACTGCGCAGTGACGACGGTGGAACAAAACTGAGCCTTAACCCTTCATCCGGAGCGATAACGGGAACCGCGCCGGGAGGCTTCAACCTTAACGGTCTGAAAATTCTGCCTGACGGCCGCCTGCAGCTGGTGGATGGCTCCATGGTTGATAAGCATACGCATGGCGGCGTGGAAGTCGGCGGCAGCAATACGAAACCACTGGGAGGGTAATTATGCGATACCGACGCGAAGACGACGACGGGGACTACACCTTCGGCCAGGGCGATGACACCTTTCTGGTCAACTCACCCGAGTGCGTGGCCCAGGCCGTTAAAACGCGCTTTGAACTGTGGAAGGGGCAATGGTTTCTGGACACAACCGAGGGCACACCCTATATCCAGTCGGTTCTGGGAAAGCAAAGGCCTGAGGTTTATAACCTTGCGATCAGGGATCGCATCAGCACCACACCTGGCGTTCTGTCCATACTGGCCTTTGATACCGTGAATGAAAGCACGACACGCCGGGTAACGTTCACAGCCACCATAAACACTATCTACGGACAAACCACCCTTACCAGCGAGGCATAAATGGCCCTCAATTTGGACACGCTCGGCTTATCGGCAACGGTAACCGCTGAGGGGATCAGCGCGCCTGATTACCAGACAATACTGGACACCCTGACCAACTACTTTAAGCAGATATATGGCAGCGATGCTTATCTGGATCCTGACAGCAAAGACGGGCAGATGGTGGCGCTGGTGGCCCTGGCTATTCACGATGCTAACAACACGGCCATTGCTGTTTACAACAGCTTTTCGCCTGCCACCGCTTATGGCGCAGGGCTGAGCAAGAACGTGAAAATAAACGGTATTAAAAGGAGAACGGCTACCAACTCAACGGTTGATTTGCTGCTTACCGGCGCGGCCGGTACGACCATTTCGAATGGCTCCGTCAGGGATAAGAATGGCCTGGTCTGGAGCATGCCGGCTTCCGTGGTAATTGGTTTAGACGGGACGGCGACGGTCACTGCCACCTGCTCAAATAGCGGCGCAGTGGCCGCGCTGTCCGGAACGGTCACGACCATTAACACACCGACCCGCGGCTGGACTTCGGTAACTAACCCCGCGGCGGCCACCGTCGGATCCCCGGCGGAAACCGACGCAGAGCTGCGCATCCGGCAGGGGCAGAGTGTCGCGCTACCCTCCATCACGCCGTTTGAAGGGGTGGACGGCGCGATAGTGAACGTTGCAGGGGTTACACGTCACAAGCTCTACGAGAATGATACCGGCACGACCGACAGTAATGGGCTGCCGCCACACTCTATCTCTGCCATCGTGGATGGCGGCGATCTGACTGAAATCGCCCAGACCATCAGGGGGAATAAAGGGCAGGGAACCGCAACTTACGGTACAACTTCTGTCACCGTGCCGGATACTTACGGTAATCCTCACGTCATCAGTTTTTCGCGTTCTACCGATGTGCCAATTTTTGTAGCCATTACCCTGAAAGTTTTTACCGGGTATACATCTCAAATCGGCGAGCAGATAAAACAGGCTGTTGCCGATTATATAAATGGCCTGGCAATTGGCGATGACGTTCTGCTGAGTCGTATTTATTCCCCGGCAAACCTTGGCGTGGTAAGCGGAGGCAGTGCTCGCTATTACGACATTCAGGAGCTGCTCATCGGCAAATCCTCTGACTCAGTCGCAAGCGGAAATATCGATATTGCTTATGACGAATCTGCGTCATGCGTTGCGAGTCACGTCACTATCACGGTGACCTCATGAGCAAATACACCGAACTGATCACTAACTACCATGCTACCAAGCCACTCTTTTTTGACCATATAGATCTGAGCACCCGCCCGCTGATTGATGTGTCCAGCACTATGTCAGGGCTTGTAACAGCCTTCGATATCGATACGGCGGTTGGCGTGCAACTCGATATCCTCGGCCTGTGGATTGGGCGTAGTCGTATAGTCAGCCAGCCAATTAGCGGCGTTTATTTCAGCTGGGACACTGACGGGCTCGGATATGACCAGGGCATCTGGCAAGGGCCATATGATCCTGATTCTGGCTATACGACGCTGAGTGATGAGACGTACCGCATCATTCTGAAAGCGAAAATCGCTATCAACAACTGGGATGGTCGGAACGACTCTCTGCCTCCCATCCTTGACGCTGCTACCGCAGGCTCTGGACTGAAGATGCAGATCGTCGATAACCAGGACATGACGATATCGGTCTGGGTTTTTCCCGAGACTGATATTTCTGATGTGTCACTCGAACTGATAGCCGCTATCAAACAGGGTTATCTCACCGTTAAAGCTGCTGGTGTATGGGCTGGCGGCGTTGAAACACCCTCAGTCGAAACACCGTCCGAAGGAACAAAATTCTTTGGATTTGACATGGATAACGAATACATCGCCGGTTTTGATGACGGCGCATGGGGGAGATTACTTTAATGGCTGGAACTAATGATTTTAAAGCGTTTGCGACAGATGCTAATGCAAATGTTACCTCGCAGGAGGAATGGGAGACGCTAACCGCACTGAAGAAAGGATTCTCCTCGGGTAAAGCATCCAGCGCACAGGTCAGTAAAGCGCTGCGCCAACCGTCGACGATGGCGGCTGTACTGGGGCAGTTTATCGCGAACGCCGAACTGGACGCGCTCGATGATGGTGACGTTGATGGACTGGTGGCAAAGCTGGCGACAGCGATTACCACAAACCTTGGTTTGGGAGAAGGCTCTGCATTACCTGTTGGTGTCCCTGTTCCGTGGCCTTCAGCCACTCCGCCAACAGGTTGGCTGAAATGCAATGGTGCCGCTTTTTCTGCTGAAGAATACCCGGAACTGGCAAAAGTTTACCCGACAAATAAATTGCCTGATTTACGTGGTGAGTTTATTCGTGGCTGGGATGATGGGCGTGGAGTGGACAGTGGGCGAGCGTTATTGAGTGCTCAGAGCGATACGCTGCAAAATATTACAGGTAGCTTTTTGGATATGACCACGGGGCCAAATAATAATACTGTCGGCGCATTTACCTCTTCAACATTGACACCAAATCTCGCATCAATTGCGACAGGTGGTACATATAAACAGGCGAATTATTATTTTGATGCATCACGTGTTGCCAGAACATCAACGGAAACACGTGCGCGAAATATTGCATTTAACTTTATCGTGAGGGCTGCATAATGGATAACGCTGTATTAAATAGCGAGCTTATTGCCACGAAGGCGGGGAATATTACCGTCTATAGCTATGATGGTGAAACTCGGGAATATATTTCCACTTCAAATGAATATCTTACCGTTGGTATCGGCATTCCGGCATGTTCCTGTTTAGATGCCCCTGGCACACATAAGGCTGGTTATGCAATCTGCCGTTCTGCAGATTTTAACTCATGGGAATATGTGCCAGACCATCGCGGTGAAACGGTCTATAGCACCAAAACAGGAGAATCAAAAGAAATCACCGCTCCGGGTGATTACCCTGAAAATACAACCACTATCGCCCCATTAACGCCATACGATAAATGGGATGGTGAGAAATGGGTGACCGATACTGAGGCACAGCATAGCGCCGCAGTAGACGCGGCAGAAGCACAGCGCCAGTCACTGATTGATGCTGCAATGGCTTCCATTAGTCTGATTCAACTGAAATTACAGGCCGGGCGGAAGCTGACGCAGGCAGAAACAACCCGACTTAACGCCGTGCTGGATTACATTGACGCGGTGACGGTAACAGATACCAGCACCGCGCCGAATGTCATCTGGCCTGAACTGCCGGAGGCGTAGGCCATTCAATATCTGGAGCACTGGAGGGATCAACCAGTTCCAGTGCGTCCAGATAATCCAGCCATAAATTATATTGCTCCAGCTCGTTACCTTTCAGACGACCAATAGCAGCTTTGCCAGGCCACTGATGGGTATTGATGTAGGTATTGGCTTCTGAAACCAAAGATATTTTTTTCATTTCAGCCATCAACACCTCATCCTCTTTTGAAGGCGGTGGGGAATTAATCCATATTGGCCGTCCTGAACTGTCAGCGCCAATTTCTTTCCCTTCTGGATGCAGCCCAAGAAATTGCTCATATGTTTCTCGGGTAATTTCAATAATATCATCTGGAAGCGTTCCCGCATCCTCATATTCTGGAAACAATTCTTGTAGATAAAAACTTTTACTTCCGGGTGAAAAGAATACTGAGTTCATTATTACCGTCCAATGATTAACGCTGAGACGCTGGTATCTGAAGGAAAGGCTGCATTCAGTGGTTTGTCGACTTTGAATACAATCGTATTATTCCCCCGGACAGCGGCAAAAGAACAAACCGCCGTCGCGTATGAACCTGTAATATTACTGGATACACCACCATAGGTTGTTGTTGATACCAGAGGGATAACGCCCAGCACCTTATTAGGAAATACAAAGGGCAATGTGGCTGTGGCAATATAAGACTTATTAGAACCTGTAATGGCATAAGCATTATCAGTCATTCCATTCATCGCCACTGGACCGCTTATACTTACAGTAACCATCTGAGTGATTAGCCCGTCAGGTTGACGAATCACAAAATTTCCATTGCCACCAGTAACCGTCCAGAAAGACATATCAGGGATTTGGTTTTCCCCGTTGCCCACATTCCGTTTTGCCGCTTCTCCCAAACCAACCTTTTTTATAACCATCAAAAATCTGGTGATGCTTCGCCGTTTCTCCTGTTTTCATAACAGGAGAAATCCCATGATTTACGGTTATGCCCGAGTATCAACAAACCACCAGGACACTGAATTGCAACTAACGGCGCTCAAGTCAGCGGGTTGTGAGAAAATTTTTGAAGAGCATGCCAGCGGGAGGAAATCGAATCGGCCGGTTCTAAAACGGCTGATCGCCACTATGCAGCCGGGGGATGAACTGGTGGTCTGGAAGCTGGACAGGATAGGCCGCAACGTTCTGCATGCGCTGTTGATGTTCCAGCAGTTACAGGAAAAGGGTATCAACTTCCGCAGTATTACTGATGGCGTGGATCTCAAAACAGCCAGCGGCCGCTATAACTTTCGTAACATCCTTTCCGCAGCACAATATGAATCTGATCTTAATAGCGAACGTACCTTAGCAGGGCTGGCCGTAGCCAGGGCAAAAGGGCGAGTTGGTGGTCGCAGGCCTAAGTTCACGGATGAGCAATGGCGGGAAATGGGGGAGCGGATGGCAACCGGTGAATCACGACAAAGCGTATCAAAAACGTATGGAGTAGGGCTCTCAACTCTGTATAAAAAGTTTCCAGCTAGCTGA